AGCCCAGATGTCCGCCTCGTGGATGCCGAGGGCGTGCAGCTCGTCGACGACCGCGCCTCCGTAGGCGCACGCGTCGTGTTGATGCGCCTTGAGCGTGGCCTTGAGCGGCTTGCCGCCCCAGCACACGCCGAGCGCCGCCCCGAGGCCTAGGAGCGGGCTCTGCTGGAGAGCCACCGCAACGACGCGACCCAAAGCGAACGAGGGCGGAGTCCGCAGGGTGACGGAGTGCGTCCCGAGCTGCACGGTGCGCGTCTGCATCAGCTCGCCGTGATCGCGCCGTACACCGTGCCCGAAATGGAGATGGTATCGGGATCTCCCTCGGCGATGGAGGCGGAGAGGCGCACATCGGCCATCGTCAGGACGTGGTCGGCGCTGTCGCCAAAATTCGTACCTTCGACGGTGAATACCACACGGTACGTCATCGCGTCGGCATTCACACCCAACGTCGAGATGGCCGCCGCAAACGCGCCGGTCTTGCGGACAGCGTCGTAAAGCGTTTTGTTGGTCGCGTCGGAAAGGTCGGTGAAGTTCGCCGAAAACGTGAACGTCGGGAAGGTCCGGTTGGTCTTGCGGAGGCTGCCAAACTCGCCACGATCAAGGTAGACCGTCGTATCGGTCAGGCTTTCGTTGATTCCGTCGATCGAGAAGTCGCCTGCCTCGTATTCGACGGTCATCGTGATCGCGGTCGGAGTGGTGCCATCGGTGATCGTGATGGTCCCATCGCGGAAGTTCTTGACGACACTGGAGATCGGCATGGTCGCCTCCTACTGGAGCGGCAGAGTGTGGACGATGCGGAAAGCTACTACACCTGTAACCCACTCGCCCGCGTCGTTGACAATGCGAGAAGCCCCGACGAGTTGTACCTTGTACGTCCCCGGCCACGTCGACCCATACGCCATCAGCGTCTGGATCACGGCCTGCTCGCCGTCGAGCGCGTCGTCGTAGCTATCGCTCATCGCCTTGGGCGCGAGCCTCCACGAGTAGCGCACCTCGAGGCTCGTCTCCACGAGTGTCCCCTCCGACGGGCGCCCGCGGTACTGGCGCGTGTCGTCGGTGCTGGTCGGATGCACAACAAAGCATTTATGGGCCAGGCTGTCGGCATCTCGTCCAAAGTTATCGGGCGCGACACGCGACTCCTTCCACCCGTCGAGCGTCAGAATGCGCGCGGTGCAGTCCTCGCGGAGCTGGCGGACGGTCTTACCCATCAGTGGCCCCGCCCATTCGTCCAGATTTGCGAGCTCGCCGCCTTCTTCTTCGTCGGGTCGACGCGGTTGTCGTCGGCCTCGTCGTAGGTGAACCGAAGCGCGCCATAGGTCTGCTCAAAGCTGGTCAGGTAGTGCGCGGCGAGGGCCTGCCAGCGTCCGCCGTCGCCAGCCGACGTGCTGTAGTCGATGAATACCAGGTGAAGCGCCAGCATCAGATGGCACTCGCGGAGTGCGCTCGGCTGAATCACGAGGTACGGCCGACGGCCCGCGCCGATGAGGCGGGTACAGATTGTGAAGAAGGCCTCGTCAATGTACGGTTGATAGCTCGCCGCGGCGCCGAGGAGCGACGGGAGGTCGCTGTGCCGCTGGGTGAGGTCGTCTTGCGAGATCACAGGGTACAACGTGCGCCGACAGAGCGCCGCGTCCTGTCGAAAGGTGTGCGTCACGCCGTCGGGCATGAGCAACGCCCACTCGACCAGCCATCCCTCGCCAAGTGCCTCCGCCGTCGTCGTCGCGCCCGTCAGGGAGTAGGTGGCGATGGTCGCCACTGTCACGGAGGAGGTCACGAGAACCGTGCCGTCAGGCCGATAGATCGTCACCGTGCCGCTCGTCGGCGTCGCCGTGGCGCCGGCGCGCGAGGTCGGACACGAGATCGTCTGCGTCCGCCCACGTTCGAGCGTCTCCGTCGAGCGGAATCGAGCGCTGTAGACCGTTTCGGCGAGCGACATAGCAGGCCTCCGTCAGTGCTTTCTATCGCGCTCGGCGCGGTCCTGACGCAACGCCGACTCTTGCGCGGCCTTGCGTGCCTTGTCCGCTGGCATTCCGCTCTCGCGTAGTTGCCTGGTCATGCGATCCATCGCCTCGCGATAGCCTGGGCGCTCGCCGCTCACGCGCGCCCCCGCCGCGCCTTGGGCGCTTCCTCGGCGTAAAGCTTTGCCTTCGCCGTGTGCATTTGCTCGAGACGCGCCTCCTCGATGGTCAGCGCGGTCGCCGTCGCGGGCTGAGTAATGACCTTCGAGCGGAGGTCGTCCACCTTCCGGGTCTGGTCGGCGATGATGAGGTCGATAAAACCCACGTCAGGAGCGCGGAGAGTCCCATCCTCGAGGAGCCGACGGCAGAACGCCCAATAGCCCTTTGCGTCAGGCCGGAGCTCCATCGTCCCGGCGAACACGTGCGGTCGCTCCCATTTGGAGAGATGCACGAGGCCGCGGTGTCCTTCGTAAGCGATGCAGTAGCCGCCGGGCTCGGACTCCCACGGGATGATCGTCCAGCCCTTGCGCCGGTACGACAGCTCCGCTTGGTCGACGTTTCCATCCTTGTCGACCCGGTTTACGCCAGGATCGGCGTGCATCTTCGTGAGCATCGGAAGCCACTCGCCGTCGATGAGCTGCCACTTTGCGGGATGGTGCATGTACCAGAACACCGGGACGGCGTCGGTTGGGAGCACCTCGCGCATCGAGCCGGGGCGTTGCGCCGCTCGTCCCTCGATTTGTCCACCGCCGGAAGTCTGAAACGTCGCGCTCATTTGTGGGCTCCTACGCAAAGGGCGTCGAGGTACACTAAGCACCCCGACGCCCACGCGCTACGACGCTGTGTCGTTTACGGAGTGGCCTTGGAGAGAATGCCCACGCCCTTGAGGTCTTGGATCTCGGCCACGCCTGCAAAGGCGCTACCGATCACCTTGGTCAGACCCGAGGCGGCATCACGCTCGAGCTCGACCACGACCTGGGACCCTGCCGGAAGCATGATCCCACCCGCGCCCATGATCGGCGCCGGGGTGCCAGTCGCGTAGCCGAGGCAACCCGAGGCGACCATCATCCCGAGCCGGTCGGCGGCGGCGTTGGCCGTCGGCACGGTCGAGTGGACGTAGAGGTCGACGCCGAACAGGTTGCCGCGGTAGCCCTGCCCCTTCGCCGCGATCTGGTCCTGCGTCGCCGCGACGTACTGGCCGGGGCCAGTCTCGGAGCGGAGCGAGTTGATCAAATGGTTGATCTGCTGCGGCGCCAGGACGGCCGTGAATACGCCGTCGTTGGAGTTGAGCTGGAGCTTGTAGATGGCGTCAAAGAACGTGGCCACGGTGAGCGCCACCGTGGTCGTCCCCACGCTCTGGGAGAGCCCCGAGGACAGCGCGGTCAGCATCTGGGTAAGGCGGAGGCCGAACGACATCGCCATCGCGTCGGCGAGACCCTCGACCCCGACGCCACCACCCGCGATCGGGTTGGTCGCGTTGGCAAGGTCGGTGATGTCGTAGCGCAGCGCCTGGCGAGCGATCGTGATGGTCACGCCGGCCGAGGTGATCGACGTGTTGGCGACGCTCACACCGTCAGCCGCAGCCGCCATCAGGTCAGTCCCGGCGAGTCCGATGACTGGCACTTGGAGCGCCGAGGACCCGCTGCCGTTGAGCGAGCCGTAGTTCGCAAACACCGGGCTCTTGTAAAGCTCGGCACGGTCGGCGAGCTTCATCTCGATCATCTTGTGCAGGACGGCGGAAACGCGGGCATTTCCGCTGAGGGCGGCAAAATCAATATTGGCCACGGTGGGCCTCCTGTTTTACTGGGAGGTTACCGCGCCTGTCGCTTTTTACGGGAGCTCGACCCCGTGCGCGTGCGAGGACGAGCCCCGCACGACAACCCTACCGGCCCTGCGACACTCTGTCAACCAGTGCGGAGCGCCGCCATGATCGCATCCCGGTTCGCGCGGAACTCGGCCGGAGACAGCCGGCCGATAGCCTCGGGCGTCCAGCTATCTGGCGTCGATTGCACGCTGGCGACCGTACCAATGGACGAACGCGGCGCGGGCGTGATGGCAACCTGCGTCGCGGCGGCGGCAGACGCCGAGGTCGTAGCCGTCGGCTCGGAAAGATACGCGCGGACGGCCTTGGGCAGCGCGTCCCGGTTGGCGAGCCACTCGGCGAGCGGCGGACGCGCATCGGCCGGGAGTTTGCCGTAGGCGTGCTGGACGTAGTCGAGTCCCTCGGCGTCGAGGATGCCGGCCGCCATGATCTCGCGCTCGATCTTGAGCGCTGCGCGTTCCGCGGCGCTTGAGGCCTTCGCCTCGTCCACGGCCAAACGCCACTTCTCGGCCTCGGCCGCAACGGGGTTCAGCTTTGCGACCTCACCCTCGAGCTCCTTTACCCGGTTGACCAACTGACGGATGCGCGAGGCCGCGCTCGTGTCCTCGCCCGTAGTCGTGGTCGTTGTCGTCTCATCCATCGGTGCTCCTTGCTTGTGGTGTCTACTGCGTCACTCCGGATACGGAGTCGTTGGGCGCCGTCGCGCCTGGCGTGGCTCCTTCCGTGACGGTCGACGGCGGCGCCTCTGCGCGCATCGCGCGGATTGAGGCGAGCTTTGCAACGGCATCTTGCTCGGAGAGCGAGCCAAAATACCGGAGCGCCTCCACCTGGTCCATCAACCCGGCGGCGGCCATGGCCAGAACGTGAGTGCGGCGTGCGTCGAGTTCCTGAGGCGAAAGCGGGATCTCGCGGTATAGGACCGAGTATCCCCCCTCGGGGTAGTTGGTCGGAGCGCTGTTCGCCTCGCTCCATCGGTTGAACAAGATCGCCGACAGCCCGACGAGGGCTTCATCAGCGGATCGGAACTGCATCACGTAACGGCGTTGGGCGCTACGCTTGCCCTCCTGAGACAGCGAGATGGCATAGCCCGAGCGTGCGGAGCCAGACGTGCGCTGAAGCTCCGACGGCGCGAGGCCTGCGTCAGTCGCCAGCCGATGCGCGATTGCGGCGATGGTCGCCTCAAGCGTGGAGACGTCCGCGCCCGCCTGGTACTGACCGATCATCGGCTGGGACGTCTCCGCGATGGGATCCAACATGAGGATCGTCGTCGGGTCGGTGATGACCTCAGAGCGCGCGGCCCGAGTGCCCAGGTCGGACGAGTCGAGGCCCGCCACGCGGACGCCGACCGCGTACCGTTGCGGGTAGCTTGCGTCGCGCAGACAATGGTTGAGCATACTGTAGAGCACGGCCAGATTGAGGCTCCCCTCGTAGAGCTCGATGCCGGCGTAAGAATCAAAAAGCTGATCGCCGCGGAGACTCGCATGGTACAGGACCGCGGGGATGATTGGCGTTCCGTTCGCGCGGCGCCAGGACGCCGGGTAGTCGACGCCGTCGTAGGTGGCGCCGTGGACAATGCGCGTCAGGTCGCGCCCGAACGCCCAGCCGTCGAGCGCCTCGACAACCCGGTAGCTTGGATTTTCGGGTTCGCGAATGTCCCAGATCTCAAACGTCCATACAAGCTGCCCGCCGACGGTGCGAAGGCGCAGCTCGCCAAACAGCGTGGGAACCGTCGGCCTCGCGGGGTCGGCCTCGGCGATGGTCATATGCGGCGGCACGGGGCGATAGACGAGGCGCCCGTCCTCGACGTCGACGCGCATCCACATCTCTCGCAGCGCGAGGACCAAGCTCTGAAAGCGCGCCATCTGCGGCCAGAGCCCGGCGCGGGCGATGCTGCCCGAGGAGCCGATCAGCCGATCCATATTCGCGCTTGGCCCGATCTGGTTGTGTCGGATGTCGGGCTCTGCTTCGTACAAGCTTGAGAGCTCGACGCAACACGACTTGAACGGGTTGGCGCTGATATCGGGCTGGCCCCAAGCGGCACGCCGCACCGTCCCGAGCTGCACCTCAAGCCGAGCCTCAAGCAACGACAACCATCTCCCCTCCATCATCGCGTATCGGTGGCGCGTGTGCTCGACGCGGCGCGCCTCGTCGGGGTTGCCAGGAGCCGGCGGCTGCGGGATCGTCGCGTTTGCGTACATAGTCCACCTCTATCCGATGCGTACCATTTGCGGTTGATACTGCCGCCTGGTCACGAGCTCGAGCGCGTACCGTAGCGCGTCGATCGTGTGCTTGTGCTCACTCGCCGCGCGCCCGTCGAACTTGCCGAGGTCGTCAATGAGGCGCTTACAACGCGGGTGGATCACGAAGTCGCCGCGCAACATCGCGGCCTGGAGCACGCGGTAGCCGTGGAACACGGAGCCGGCAGGCTTGTACGCCGTGTGGATCCTTCCCGGCCACGTCCCGATCGGGATCTTGAGCGTCTTTTCGAACGCCTGGACCAACAGCGCGTTGCTCTTGAGCGCCCCGCCTCGGCGACTGACGGCCGCACGGTCGCCGACCCATCGGTCGATCTGTTCCCACCGAAGGCCGGCCCGCTTGACCATCGACAGGATCTGCGCTGCGTCGTCCTCAGGTGTCGTCATCCCGTTCGAGCTGACCACGTCGAGCACCGTGATCCTCGGCTCGTTGTCGCGCGAGCGCGTGACTGCGACCATGACCGCCGTCTGTGCGCCCGACTCCTTGCCGTGGTCGATGCCGATCGCGATCTGCGCCTCGCCCGCGGGCGCCTCGTCTCGTACCATCGTCGTCGCGTCGAACTGCACAAAAACTCGGCCC